CTATAATTCCTTGATCGGTTGTAGATGCATCAGTATCAATAACAATAACTTTGTAATTTGCATAAGTGGTACTAAAAACATTTGAAAGAGTAATAGTTGAAACTGCTGAACCGATTGATGTCGTGCTAAGTAGAGTCAACCCAGCAGCAGCAGGCGGTGTACCCCATTTGATACCTGTTGCAGTTGATGAATCAGCAGTTAAAACTGAGTTATTCGACCCAACGCCTAAACGAACAGGTGTTGATGCCCCAGTCGCAGCAATGATGTCACCTTTGGTAGTAAGTAATGAATCAGGAATTTGTGCATCGATTTGTGTTTTAAGGGTTGAGTCAATTGATGAACCAAGTGTGCGAATTGCAGCAGCGCCATCTTTGACGAGTGCGGTGTCATCAGGTGTTGTCCACCCGTAGTTGGTCGTTGTTGCCATTGTTCTCCTATTGTCAGGCTACTATTGTAGCGTTAATCCATTGCAGGGCTGGGTTGATTGTGTTCCATGATTCAGTGATTGGGACATTTTCCCACTTCATTGCCTGGAGGCTAAACGCAACAGGCGAAAGATTAAGAGTCACTGAAAGTTTGTTAAATCCTGCGTTGAAAGTCCAACCCTCAACAAAGCCCTGGAATCTGCCCCCAGTCATGTTTGCAGGCAAGTCTGTAATGTCTAGTGCCTCACCCATAAAAACATTGATGAGTCGGTCGCGATCAGCATTATCTATTTCAGGGTTAGTTAATTCAAAGGTAATGGACTTAAACAGGCTTTGAGGATAGGCACGAAGCGAAAGATAAAAGTTCGCCTGAGCAGTGGCATCTGAGGCGTTATGCAATGAGGTCAGAATGTTTTGAGCCTGAGTACCATAAAGCGCGATTGAAGCTGCATCCGATGCAGACTCTTGATCATTGTTCTTATAGGTGATGGTTACCGAATTGCGGATGTCACCGAGTTTGCGAGAGGTTGCCACGCCCTGAGAAAGGGCATGATGTCCAGTAACTTCGAGGTATCCGTTAGCAGCTAGATATTGGCTTCGATGAGTTGAGTCTGCATAGCCGATTCGACCTTGAGCATCCTCATAAATGTATCCGAGTCCCGAAGTCGCAAGAGATGCAATAAGTGAATAGACATCGGTTGTGTCTGCTGAACGATCTGTTAACTCATAATCTCCAGGTTGGTCAATATCGCCTAAGCCTGAGTTTTGAGCGTTTGCCCATGTTTCGGTTGCGTTGTAAGTATTCCACTGCAGGGCAGCAGGAACTTCATTCCAGGTGTTATAAAGCAAACCCGACAGGATTGAATAGATTTGATTTCCGTCAAAGTCCTTTGATAAAACGCCTTCGGTTAAAACTTTAGGCAATTTAGACAATGCACCCAATGCGATGACTTTGAAAGTCTGAACAATGGCGAGCGCACCTGATTGTTTAACACTTTGATCGATGTCGGTCACAAAACCGCCAAAGATAGGCTTAAAGGTGTTGGTCGAGTCCTTGACCTGAATCGTTATTTGGTCATTGATTTCGATATTGAGGTTTGACTGATTTGTGTTAAGTATTTCAACCGAACAATAGCCTGCAACAGGTTGACGATAAATGTCTGTTCGACCTGATGAAATGGTCAGGTTTGAAAGTGTGACCGTTGTAAAAGTCCCACCGTTAATTGACACCTGCCAAACAGGACTCCAGGCGGTCATCGGTCAAATGCTCCTGCGCCAAGCGTTCCTCGAGCGGATGAGTCATTCAAAATTTCTACAATTTGACGAGCAGTAGATTCTGAGTCGATTGCGCCGTTAACGGTGATGTTGTATTGCTGCATTGATTTTGCTTCGCCCATTCTAAATGAACCGTAAGCAAAGGGGTCAACCTTTTGAACTCCCATAAGTTGATCTACTAAATCACCAAGTTTTGCTGCATCGGCTTCAAGCCTTGCAAGAGCTGCTTTATTAGCTGCGGTCGCGCCTTTACCGCCACCACCGCCACCGCCTGCCAAACCTGCCATGCTTGAACTTACTGTTGCCAATCCTGAAACTGCAGCGAGTATTCCTGCGTTGCCTCCACCGCTAATTGCTCCTGGAGCGCCACCGCCTGCAAAACCACCACCGCCACCGATTAAGGAAATGTCGGGCGTTGGGAGGCGATTGTAGGCACTGATAACCGCATTGACCATGTTTTTAACCGATTCAACAAAGTCTGCAATCTTGTCAATCGCTGATCCGATAATTCCAATGATTCTGCCAAACACTTCACCGACAACTTTGAGCGCTCCACCTGCAAGATTTGTCAAAATTGGAATGACATAATCTCCGATGAAGTTAAACAATCTTTGGAATGAATCTCTGTTCTCGTTTATTGCCTTGACGATTGGGTCAAATGCACTGGCAAACTTTTGAAGGTTTGGGACAACCTGATTGACAACAAAGTTAACCAATCTTTCAATGATTGGCAGTAATGCAAAACCGATAGTTTCTTTTGCTTCATCAAATGCCACTTGAAGGCGAGCAATGCGACCCTGAAATGTTTCTGCGTTCTTAGCTGCAGCGCCACCGAATAAGTCTGAGAGTCTGCCCTGAACATCAGTGAAACTCATTGTTTTAAGTTCTGCTGCCGATAGTCCGATGCCTAGTCTGCCAAGAGAAGTTGTGTTTCCATCGTAAGCGCGACCCAATGCGTTTGCCACTGTTTCAAGAGGCTTGCCAGTTGCTTGAGCAACATCTAACGCAAGGTTGAGAAGTTCTTGCGCCTTTGTTGTATCACCTGTAGAAACTGCTAAGCGTTGCAGTGCTGGACGAAGTTGATCATCAGCAACACCCGTTGCAAGTGCGGTTTTGGAAATCTGTTCTTCAACTGCTGCGATTTGGTCGCGAGTTGCACCTGTTGCATTTTCGAGAGCTGCTGCAAGGCGAACCTGCGCTGCTTCATCTTCAATGGCTGCCTTGACTCCATCGATTGCGAGTTTGCCTGCATAGGCTGCCGCTGCCGCTGCTGCCGCTGCAAAGGCTGCTGCTGCGACCTTGCCAAACTTCTCAATCTTGCCCCCGAAGCCTTCGACCTCGGTTGAGCCTTTATTTAGATTCTTATTAAAGTCATCGATGTCTGCAATGAGTTTGAGGGTTAACGCTCTAGTACCTGTTGCCATTATCCCCACTCTTTCAAGATGCGACTAAACGATGCAGTCCATTCACTGACAATGTAAGGTTGAATTCGGCGAAGTGTTGGATAAATAAACCAACCCTTTGAACCGCGACCTTCACGCCCTGACCAAACTGGAAACTGCTTATATTTGTTTGAACCAAACTCTGAGCCGCCCCAAATTGTTTTGGTCGTTGCTCCACCGCTAAATTTCTGAGCTGCGAAACCGTAAGTGATTTCGCCAATCTTTGATGACTTCTTAACCTTTGCACCTTCGGCGATGCGACCTGCTACGGCTCGAGAATTCAAACCGTTAGCAGTGCCGATCACCTCTTTGCGTGCATACTCTGAGAGAGCGCCTGACTGCTTTCTCGCTTCCTCAGTAGCAGCTTCATCCATGTTCTTAAGCGCCTTAAAAACGCCACGAAGTTCGGTCTTGTCAAATGCTATTTCAGCCTTTGCCATTTCCTAGCTCCTTAAGTATTTCTAACGCGGTAAGAATTTCCTCTGCGGTTTGCCATTCACTCATCGGGATTCCTGTTGCCAGTGCTAACTGGATCAGGACTCGGTTGATGCTTCCTGGCTCGAAACTTTTGGGTGTGCATCCAAAACGGTCACTTCCGCAACTGTTTCCATCCAAACCTCAAACGCCTTAACTGGCTTGCCACCTGCTTCACGCTTCGCCGCGTTATACGCTAGAAACATTAAGTCCCAAATTCCGATGGAATCCTGAGCCTTGCCGATGGTGTTGCCTGTTGCTTTTTCCCACTTAGCCCACTCAGGAGGTTGTGCAACATAAGTTGCTTTTTCGCCTGAGTTGAACTCAATCAGAATTGGCAGTTTCATTTTGTGCTCCCGTTTCTATTTTTTAACTAAAGGTTTCGACTACTGCGCCCTTAGATACTTTGAATGTGAATGATACAGTCTGCG